TTAATCCAGATGGATTTAGACTGTTTATGCATGAATTTGTGGGTTCTAAACTTGCTAATAAAAAAGCTTATGCTCGTTCTATATGGAACTCTAACGGAAACTATGCTGTTATGAAATATAATGAATATAATGCTTTAAATATTAATGTATTAAATTTTAGAAATCCAGCATATAATATTAAGCCTTATGATTATTTTATGATGGTTGTTCAAGGTGCGAATTTTTTTGTTATTATTATTCCACCAGTTAGTATGGTAAATTGCAACATTAAAAACTGTAATTTTTCAAGTGCTATTGGCTTTGAAACCTTTGATTTTACACAAGTAAAAAGAAACTATAAAAATAGTCCAGATTTAACAGCAGTAAATTTTACAAATGTAAAATTGTTAAACGCTAACTTTAAAGGAACCAATATAGTTGGAACCATTTTTGAGGCAGCAAATGTCGGAGGTGTTGATTTTAGAAACTGCGTAGCAAATGCCAATACATCATTTCAAAATACAACAGGCACAGAGCTTGTTCCATACCAACTTCAAAGACCCAATGGAACATTGTATATACAGGGTAGTAAAAATAATGATACTGGTCGTGAAATCGAATTTTCCGAAATTCAACAAGCCGCCAACGAAACTCATGCGCGTATTAAATTTATTATTGATAATAAAGAGAAATTATTTAAAGCATTTGATGATTGCGGTATACCGAGTCTTCAATTTAAAGAACTTTTAATAAGTTCTCATGGAGGATTAACTAAATATGCCGAAAAAGTCGTTATTAGTGAAACAAATGAAACAATAGTTGATTTTCTATACAAACTAACATCACACTATCAGGTGATATTAGATACACAACAAACTTTAACAGATGATAGTGTTAAAGCTTATATTCAAAAGAATTTTCCAATTGCATTAACAAATTATGTTTCGTTTAAATTAAACTATAAGGACACAGAAAAAGAGCTCATGTTAGCTAATTTAGTTCGCGCATTTAGTGATGAGTTTATGATGCACTTAGTTACTTTTAAACCAACTTTGACAGGAAATTGGTGTTTGTTACAATTAGTGACGTTATCAGTAACGTTTTTAATTATAAATACGGATTTATATATACATAATTTTATACAATATTATTTTAATGAAATATTTAACGCTCATGGAAAAGGCTCACCAAGTTGTACTCTCGGTATGGTTGAACGATGGATTACAGTCCATTCACAAGCAATGGAAGCATATTTGATGCTATTAAAAAAAAATGAAAGCGAAATAGCAGCATTAACAATAGACCCTACACAATTTAATAAAATTATACATTATAATCCAGCAAATCCTAAAGTAAAAGATAGTAAAATCACATTAGATTATATTAAAGAGTTTAATAACCCATTTAGTAGCGAAAAAATACATAATAAATATATTTTACATAAATTCATAAATGTATTAAAACCATATTCAATTTTGCCCGAAGATGAAGAGACGGATATTGGCTTCGATTTAGACTATAATGTTAGTGCATTAATGCGGAAAAAGGGTGATGTATATATAAAAAAGAAAATAGATAATGGGACTATAACATCATTACAAGGTATTTATGACGCTGTTGTTGAAATATTGCCATTATTAATTATTGAGAACAATAATATAACACAAGAACGTGTCGCCCAATTAGAAGCCGATACAAGACCCAAACCTCAACAAATGTATAGAGAAAAGCGAGAGGCACTTTATAATTATGTTAGAGAAGTTGAAGGCAAAGATTATATAATTGGACTAATGGGGTTCTATTTAATAGATTTAAAAAGAGAAGATATTGATACATCCAAGCTTATTGATTTACAGACAAAACTAAAAGATTCAGGACAAATAGACATGGAAACACTTATTGAATATTATGATGATGTTGACCCCACATTTGTAGGGGGGCAAAAAAGAAGGCTTGCTAAAGCAATGGTTAAAGCACGTGGACTATCACCAAAAATACAATATACATTGGAAAATTTGGTTGAGTCTACATTAATAAATAAGTTAAAAGCAATGACCATTGAACAATTTAGTAGAATTAATAGTTCATATGAAGACGATGAGCCTATAGCTTCAACATCTGCGAAATTTGCGAAATCTGCGAAATTTGCGAAATCTGCAAAATCTGCTTTATTTAGTTTTGGTATTAATTATAAACCAGTTATTTTAAAAAATACAACCATCCAAGACAAAGCATATGTGTCTATAATTAGAAATAATTATGATACTATGCAAGAAAATTATAGAACAATGATTGCTAATATGGGATCCAATATATTTAAATCAGCATTTAAATCTGTATTAAACTCAACCAAAAAAGCACCCTTTTCTATTTTTAAAAGATTAAGGAGAACATTAAAACTCCCCACCAGAATAATAAGTAATAAGTAATAAGTAATAAGTAATAAGTAATAAGTTTTAAAATTGAAATAAATAGTATATATTATAACAATTATATTATATACTATACTATACTATGGAGTTGACAAAATTATTAAGACAAGAACTCGTAGTAAAATGTGAAGAACTTGGAATTACTAAGTATACTTCAAAAAATAAATCACAATTAATTGAACTTATTAATTCAAAACAAACAAAAAATGAAGACAATTTAAAAGAGGAAATACCAGTCATACCAGTTATACCACCATATAATTTTATTGAAGTATGTGCTGGCGGTGGTGGTTTAAGTAGTGGATTAATCAAAGCTGGATTCACACCAATTTTATTAAATGATAATAACAGCGATTGTTGTAAAACATTGAAGCACAATCATCCGCATGCAAATGTAGTACATGGGTCTATGGACAAAATAGATTATATGCAATATGTTAACAAAGTAGATTTATTAACAGGTGGTGTACCTTGTCAATCTTTTTCACAAGCGGGATTAAGAAAAGGTTTGGATGACCCAAGAGGCGATTTGATGATGAAATTTATTGAAATTATAATTTTAATAAAACCAAAACTATTTATTATAGAAAATGTTAAAGGATTAGCAACACATGACAACGGTAAGACAATTGAAAAAATACTAGAAACATTAAATGAAAACATGCTTTATAATATTAGTTATAAATGTTTAGATGCTTCTAAGTATGATGTTCCACAAAAAAGAGAACGAATATTTATTGTAGGTGTATTAAAAACAATAACACATACTTTTAACTTCCCAAATGAAAGTCAAAGAAAAAAAGTGTTAAAAGATGTTTTATATAATGTGCCATATTCAAATGGAGCAAAATATAATGAAGACAAAATAAGACTATTTAAAATGATACCTCAAGGAGGGTGTTGGATTAATTTACCTGATAATTTACAAAAAGAATATTTGGGAAACAGTTATAATTCGGGTGGAGGAAAAAGAGGAATATTATATCGTTTATCTATGGAAAAACCATCACTAACATTGTTGTGTACGCCTTCGCAAAAACAAACAGAACGATGCCATCCATTAGAAGAAAGACCATTGACATTGCGAGAATATGCAAGAATACAAACGTTTGATGATAGTTATGAATTTATTGGAACATTAAATTCTCAATATAAACAAATCGGAAATGCTGTACCAGTTGAATTGGCAAAACATATGGGTGAAGCATTATTAAAACTATTACAATTCTAATATAGTTATAATATAGTTATAATATAATTTTAACATGAATATTTAGTAATGGTTGTTTTGACAAACTCAATTATTACATCTGTATTAACATCCAAAATATATTTTAGAAAGGCATATCCAATATGATGTTCTAATTCTTGTCCATCATGTTCTATTTTTTAATAGAACCACTCAACGTTTTTTCTTCATTCTCAGCGTTTATGTTTGCATAAATACAAACATAGTCAGGGTTATTTTTTTTGAAATTAGCTAACTTGTCAAGATTTGATTTTTTAGATGATGCATTGTCGGTATTTGTTCTGTTTTTAAGTTCAATTGCAATTTTTTTAGTATGAGATAAAATATCTAGTCCAGTTTCATGTCCTACTTTTAAATCAATAAAACCATCATAATTTCCTAAAACTGTTTGCCAAATTTCACCTACTTTCATTTGTCTTTGTTTTTCTTTTAAAGCCAATAATTTATTTTGATTCGTTTTTTCAGTATCTAAAATATCATATGTTAATACATATTTTTCGGGTCGCACTAAAATATTATGAATATGTGTGTCTAGTAATTCATAATATGTAGTTAAATTAAAATGTGATGAGCACATAGATAATTAGTATAGTGTTAATACTTATTTTAAATTAAACTAAGTATTAATTATAGTAGTTTTCAATTTTTTTCTTGCAATAAACACGAATTATATTGATTATTTACTATGATAAATTTAGTATTAAGCGCTAATTCTTCTAAATTAGCACTATTTGTGTAAGTACATGTGCTTCTTAGTCCGCCTAAATAATTTTCTACAGTATTTTTTAGTGCACCTTTATAATCCACTTTAAGTTCTCGCCCTTCAGAACTTCTATAATTTGTATTATTATTTGCCGAGTAATTATTTTTCATAGCATAACTTGAACTCATACCATAAAAACTTTTATAACATTGCTCCGTCTTCTCATCATTAACAATTTGCCCTGGATTTTCGTCGTGTCCCGCAAATGCTCCTCCAATCATAACAAAATCAGCACCGGCACCAAATGCTTTTGCCAAATCACCCGGACAAGTAATACCACCATCACTTAACACAAAGGATTTATTTTCTCTATGTTGGTCATATTTATAGTTTATTAAAGAGTTAATGTGATTATTCTCTTTACACTCTTGAACGCATTCTAAAATACAACTAAGTTGTGGCATGCCAATTCCAGTTTGAATACGAGTAGTACATGCACTACCACCACCAATTCCAATTTTATGAATATCTATTTCTGTATCATTTAATAACTCTATTCCTTCAGACGTGCATACGTTACCTGCCAAAATAATTTTTTCTGGATACTCATTTCTTATAGTCTTACAAAACTTACTAAAGTTAGAAATGTAGCCATTTGCTATATCAATACATATGAATTTACATTCAAAATTATCCAAAATAGTTGTTAAGTTTTTATAATCACAAGTGCTTATTCCTGTGGAAATCATAAAATAATCTGGATTCAATACACAGTTGCTGTTGTTTTTATTATAATCCAGTAAATCTTGTAATGTATGAAATTTGTGAAGAGCAGTAATAATTTTATAAGTGCTTAATACTTTGTACATATCCAATGTTCCAATAGTTGTCATGTTTGCAGCAACAATAGGAATACCAGTCCATGTTACACCATTTTGAAAAACAATAGTTCTTTCCAAAGTAACCTCTTTTCTACTATTTAATTTTGATTTTTTAGGAAGAATTAATACATCTTTAAAATCAAGATATTTGTCCATTGTGTCAAATTTATAATGATAACTATCTTCACTCATACTAATTATTTAATTATAAATATGTTTAAGTATTTTCAAAATATTATAATATGTTATATTAGTATTTATGCCGCTCGATCCAATTTTTAGTGATAGTGCTTTATTAAGCGGTGTTGCAAATGCTGGATGTCCTAAAACCGAGACAGATATTTCATATACTAGTTCTATTGGTGAACCAGTAGTAACTGAGATTAGTGATAGAAAAATGTGTGTTACAGATATGTTTGAAACTGACCAATTTTTAGAAAATACAAATGGATGTTGTGTTTTAGAAAGTAGCGAATTAAATTGTACTGATGTTGCTAATGTCGATGCGGCTGAAGAAAATAATTATTATATGGGACTACGATACTTTGATGAAGAGAATCCATCTGAAGGAGAACGCAAAATATGTTACACAACACCAATACGAAAAAAGAAGCTTAATGTTATGGATATATTAGGTAATATTACTAGAGACATTGTTATTTTAATAACAATGGTATTAGTAGCAGCATGCTATGAATATTGGATTGTTTATGGTAATTGTGCTACTAATTCTATAAGAACAGCGTTAGATCAGTTACCATATTTAATAGATGAGACTTCAAAACGACCAAAACCCAAGAAACACCGATTACAAAACAACTGTGAACAATTTAAACCAGAAAGCACGTCATCGGGTCTTGAGTGGTATGATACATTTCCATATAACTTAATTACAGCTTTAAATAATCCAGAGGAAAAAAATCAAACAAGAGAGAATACTACAAGCAAAGATTTTAGTCTAGCAGAACTTGCTAAAATACCAGCAAGATCATTATTATTAGGATTCTTTTATTGCATAATATTTTCAAGAATATGCATGAAAGGATTAGTAAATGTATCTCAATATTTATTTTCTGATATTTTTACTTCTGATAATAGCAAACTTAAGAGATTTATAGCAGGAGTAGTTTTTATAATGATTTTTATGGGTTTATATGGTAGTATAGCAGATAAATTTTTGGAGGGAGTGCCATATATGAATGCTTCAAGTTTATTTTTATTATTTTTCATAATGACAGTAACAATATGGATTCCAAGCATGATGGGTCTTATAATGTCATTAATATCATTTGTTGGATATAGGCGTGATTCATATGACGAATATAAAAAACGTACAACCAACCCAACCAGTAAATCAGAAATACCATCAGAAAAGACAAAAGAGGAACAGTTAGCAGATATGAGTGAACGGTTATCTCAAAAGTGGGATTGGTATTTTATTATACGAAGATTTTTTCAATTTAAAACTAGGTTAGGTAATGATGACAGTGAAGATTTTTTACAAGAAGACAATAACCCTGAAGATGAGAACTTTTTTATAGAAAACGAACACATTTTAGACTGGTTTTTTCCTATACGAAGATCTAAAATAACTGTAGGTTGGTATAGTGAAACTGTTTGGAAAAGTTTATTAAACTTATTTAAGTTTAATTTTAACAAATGTAGATCAGAAGATAATGAGCAAATAAATATTAATGTTGGTAAGAAATGGTATTGGTATTTAAGTTCATTTCACAACAACCCAGTTCAACTATTAAATATTTTTTTCTCACTAGATGTACCATGCAAAGAAGTGAATGACGCATGTAAATCAGGATGGACACTAAGTACATTTTTGTTTGGATTAGTGTTTTCTTTCATTTATCCACAACTACGTTTTTACATATTTTTTGGCAGCATAGCAGTTCTACTCTTTATATGTTTTTTAATTCCTTTTATGAATTTACTATGGATTGGTTTTATACTTATGATAGCAATGTATTCTCTGGCATTTAGTTTATTTGGAAATATGATTGCTTTATTTTATTTGCATTTATATGTTATTGTTGGTTTTTTTTATGTTCCATTTAGTAATTATTCTAAATTGTTCAAAATTATTAAGAGTCATGGTAATATACTAACATTATTATTTTGTATTATTGTAGTAGTTTCTAGTGTAAATGTTTTACATCCAACTAGTGTTGGAGTTATTGGAGGATTATTAGCTTTAATAATATTGTACCAATTAATAATTGCTATAGGTATTTAAATTATATTTATTAAATTATATTTATTAAATTCTAAAAACCAATGATTAAAAATATAATAATATATTATTTTTATTTAAAACCAATAATTAAAATATAATATTATAAAATGGGAAAAAAAAACAGAGAAAAAAAACAATCAGAGTTACCGTTTGTAAGTATATGCACCCCAACCTTTAATAGACGTCCATTTTGGGAATATACAATTAAATGTTTTAATCATCAAGATTATCCCAAAGATAAGATGGAATGGATTATTATAGATGATGGTACAGATAAAATAGAAGATTTGGTATGTAACATTGAACAAGTAAAATATTATTATTACAGTGAGAAAATGCCATTGGGAAAAAAAAGAAATATTATGCATTCCAAATCCAAGGGTGATATAATAGTATATATCGATGATGATGATTATTATCCACCTGAAAGAGTATCACATGCTGTTAATATGTTAATAACGCACCCAAATGCATTATGTGCTGGAGCAAGTGAAATTTATATTTGGTTTAAACATATACAAAAGATGTTTCAGTTTGGACCATACAGTCCAACACATGCTACGGCAGGTACATTTGCTTTTAAGCGTGAATTATTGAAAGACCATAAATATGATGATAATGCCGCTCTAGCAGAAGAAAAAGCATTTTTGAAAGATTATAGTGTCCCATTTGTTCAATTAGAACCAAAAAAAACAATCTTAGTATTTTCACATATTCATAATACTTTTGATAAAAAAAGATTGTTAGAAAACGGTGAAAACAACTATCAAAAAACTTCAGATCGCACAGTGGACGAATTTATAAAAGATAAAGATTTTAAGGAGTTTTATACAGAGAGATTAGATGGTTTATTGCAAAATTATTATCCGGGTGATCCAATAAATAAACCAGATGTAATACAACAAATTAAAGAAATAGATGATGAGCGGAGAAAAATGACATTGGAACAACAAAACACACAAGGTCAAATTATTTTAAATCAAGATGGAAAACAAATACCATTAAATAATGAACAAGTTGTTGATATAATGCGAAAACAACAAGAACAATTGCAAAATTTTGTTAGGTTATTGCAAGAAAAAGATGCAATAATAGGTAGATTAGAAAATGAAGTGGAAGATTATGAAAATAATAATTCAAATGTTAATTCAAATGTTAATTCAAATAAATATAAAATACAATTAGAAGAAGAAACGCAACGATTTTCAAAAGTTATAGGAGAGAAAAACAGTATTATAAGTAAATTACAAGACGAATTGACAAGTTGTAAAAATCAACAAGATGAAGTTATTGTTCAAATTATTGAAAGGCAGAGTCAGAGTCAGAGTCAAAGTCAGACCAATGTTAATAATAAATTAGAGGAAGAAAAAGATAATAAACTTATAGTCTTAGAAAAAGAATTAGCTAGTTGTAAAAATACAATTGACAAATTAAATATATTAATTGACATATTGAATAAAAAGTAAATTTCTTTACAAAGTAAGTTTCTATTATAATATTATATTATTATAATATTATAATGTTAGTAGCAGGAATTTGTGGACCATCACTTGTTTATATAGGGTTTTCGCTAATTCAAATATTTATTGACATTTACGCTGGTGTTTTTAACAGTGCTTTTTTAAAATTTATAGTTATGATAATATTTACACTAATACTAAATATTTTATGTGATTTAGGATACATTGTAATTGCATGGGTTCTAGTTTTTATCCCTATAATAATGATGACATTAATATCTACTTTATTATTGCGAGTTTTTGGATTAGATCCTGATAAAAAAGATTTAAGGAAGAATTTAAACAGCGCTCGTGATGTCAGTTTGAATAAATTTGATTTAACAGACACAGAATTATTAAATCAACAACGTTATTCATATTTATATGATAAATATAGAAATGAAAATAGAATAGATAGAGACAGTCTCCGTAAAGAGTTTTATGACAAAATAGACCTTACTTTTGATTTATCACGCAATACTTATGATTTATCAAAAAATCCAACAAAATATTTTATTGTTAATAGCATTGTAAATAGATTAGCAGAACAATCATTTGTTAAAGACATTGTAAATTCAAGACTATATAATGCTATATTTTCAAATAGTTTAAGAAATAATAATGCTCTATATAATAATTATATTGCTTCTGGTTACGAAGGAATAACTGCAATAAATAATTCATTTTTGAACTTACCAATGTCTCCTTTTGGTAGTGGTACTACTATTTCATTAGCTAGTGCACGTACTATATCAGGAGATTATGAAAAATATGAAGATAAATATGACAGAACTTATAAATTAAATGGATTTTTGAAGTTTAAGGAAAATAAGTATAACACTGTTAAAACGCAATTATATGGAACAAATCCTACTATTGATAATGCTAAAATAGATATTGAAATAGAAAAATTATGGAATAAACTATCTGCTGTCGAACAAGACACTTGGAATGGGACTAGTGCAAATACAACTTCTAGTTCATCTGCTAATAATATAAACTATGATTATTATAATTTAAATAATCTACAAGAAGCACGAAATAAAAAATATGCGGAAGAAATATTGAGTGGTGGTCGCTCAGCACAAAATAATGAAGTATGTCCAACAAATGAAACTCCAGCAAAATTTAAAGCGCGAACAGGATTAACATGTTATGAATTATGTGCTCCTGGTAAAGAACGAGACTCAACGGGACAATGTGTTCGTGCTTGTCAAAATGGAACATTTAGAGACCCAGCAACAAATACATGTGTAGCCAGAAGTTAACATAACAATCTAAAGAATAAAGATTTTAATTATAAAGATTTTAATTATAAACAATATTTACTTGACTATCAAGGTCATAATTATGACTTACATTCTCTCTGCTTCCTACTAATATATGATGTTTAAAACATTCACAACAATATGGAGTTTTTATTTTATATGATTTAGAATTTACTACTATTGTTGTGCTATTTAATGCTTCCTGCCACTTATGTATATAACGTCTATACCCATAGTTATGGAAATATGTAAATATTTCATATGTGTCTTCGTAACAATCAACATTTACACATTTAAAGAGCTCTTCGTATTTTCCTAGTTTTATTAGAAGCATTTGACTAGCGACTACAAAACTGTCAATCTCTCTATTCATAAACATAGAGGTTTGTTTTAAATTAATTAGGGATTTGTAATCAATTTTCACAATTTCAATTATATGCCTTAAAATATCATAAGGCATGGCGCACAATGAAGCAATTGTTGTTGTCATATTAATAGTAATTAGTTTTGTGCACTCTCTCTCTATTATTAACTAATAATTATTTATTAGGTAATAATCAATTTTATTTATACACTTTAAACTTTTATTATCAAATTTTTTATCAAACTTTTAATCAATACTTTTTTATTTATACAATAAAAAAGTTTTTTTAATATATATATTAAAAACATAATAAAATGTAGTTAGTAATATAATTAGTATGTATAAATTAAACAATTTATGGTCATGTTGGATACATTATCAAAATGACAATGATTGGACTATTAATGGCTATAAAAAAATAACACAATTTACTAATTTACAAGAACTAGTGTTATTTGTTGAAAATTTGAACGAAGCCCTAATTAAAAAAGCCATGCTATTTTTCATGAAAGAAGACGTTTTACCATTATGGGAGTCAGAAGATAATATAAATGGCGGCTATTTTTCTTATAAAATAAGCAATAATGATATTGTCGCATTATTCAAACTTATTGTGTATAAAATAATTGGCGCTAGTTTTATTGAAGACGAAGCAATTTTAGCTAACATTAATGGTGTTTCAGTAAGCCCAAAAAAGAACTTTTGTATTATCAAAATATGGATGAAAGACAAAAAAGTTCTTAAGTCATTGGATTTTGCTGTTAATAAAGACCCTTTTGCTATTCATAGTTTTTTTCCAATAGAACAACAAGTTTGTGTGTTTAAAGCTCACAAATAATAAATTTATCCGGAACCAGACGACGGTAACGGTGATAAACATAATTTGATTTCTCCAAGGGAAGCCACATTATATTTAACAATTAATGGTCTATTATTTTCTAAGTAAATTTCGATTTGATTACATAAATTGGTACATTTAATAAAATATACTAGGTTTTTGAGAGAATATTCGCCCTGAATAATTTTATTGTGCTGTTTATTAATCATTTGCATATTTGCATTATTTTCACTACGCCTAATTTCCGCTTTGGCAAATTGTCCGGCACATTTGAAAATCAACTCATTTTCAACAGATTTTATTTCTATTTTTTCCGAAATATTGGCCAAATCTCTAATAATTTTTTGGAAATCATTAGACGGCATATTAATAACAGACGAAAACTCAATGTTTGGGATTTCTAGTTCATCTTGCTCTGGCTCAATCAACTTTAATTTTTGTATTTTAGATTGCTTAATAGTTCCATTTTCAAATTTTAAACCTAATTCTGTGACAATACCTTCATTGTAGTCGTCATTTTCAATATAAATTGTGAGGGTGTCGTCGTTATCAATAGCCGTAATCAATTTAAACAAATGTAATATATTAACTCCTACAATGATTTTTTCATGCTTACACTCATAAAATTCAAAGTTTTCGGCTTTTAAAAACAAATGGACTAAAATTGTGTGCGTTTTATCCATATTTATAATTTTAATTCCTTGCTTTGTAAAAATAATGTTTGTTTCCAATAAAATGTCCTTTAGTGCAGCCATTAAAATGCGAAATGGCGCAATTTGGACTGTTTTTATTGTTAAAACATTATTGTCCCCACAATCATTAGATAACATAACTATTTTAGTTAAATAGTTATTAAATCTTTAAATAGAAATAGTAAATAGAAATATTTTATTATATATGGTTGTATAATATGCTAAATGCTAAATTTTTGATACTGGTTTTATAGCCTAAATGTTAATGTATTAGAAAATATTGATAATCCAACAACATTTTGAGCTTTCATAGTAATACTATTTGTTGTATTAGCAGGGAAATTTATTGGTGTTGGTTTTGAGTAGCTGTTGGATTGACTTGGATTGGAGTAGCCGTTGGAGTATCCGTTGGAGTAGCTGTTGGATTGACTTGGATTGGAGTAGCCGTTGGAGTATCCGTTGGAGTAGCCGTTGGAGTAGCTGTTGGAGTAGCTGTTGGAGTAGCTGTTGGAGTAGCTGTTGGAGTAGCTGTTGGAGTATATTCAAACTGATTACTTGTTTTTATCATATATACTAATACGTAAAAAGGGGGCATGTTTTCGTGACTTTGTGTAGCTCCATCTCCTCTGTTTGTGACACCATTTGTTGGAATTGTTGACGCTGTTATATCTGTAGCTGCTCTGAGCTTTGATACAAAAGGTAGTGAATTATTAAACTTTACAGATCCACCTACCGTCGCGTATCCGCTGCCACTGTGCGTATGTGATGGCATTTGACTCATATTTATAGTAACTCTCTCTTCGCCGCCAGACACATTAATTGCTCTATTAGTTAAACCATTAACGACTCCCGTTCCAGTTCGTACCCCACCACCCAATATAAACCTACTTCTTAAATCTGGTCTAGCAGGATTTCCCCCACCATCACATAGTTCCCATCCATATGGTAGAGTAGTAGAATCATATGCTGCAA